TAGGACTTGCTGCGAGTGTCTCTACAATGTGAAAAATCATCTTCCTCTCCAATTTTTATATTCATAGTAGAAGTATTGGTCTACCTCATTCAGTCCTGACAGAGGGGCATCTACATCCCACTCAGACCATTCTATACAAAACTGCTTGATATCATGATTATGAACCACACTGTGCCCGTACATCCTCACAAAAGCAGACATTGCAAAGTAATATCTTTGTTTATTGTGGATATGCATGGGTCAATCCCCAATAAATCCACAATCCAATTGTAGAAAAATATATTAAGGATCCGATTAAAAGTGTTTTAGTCATCTTCTTCGTCCTCGTAAGTAGATGGTTCTTCAAAGAGTTCCTCCATTTTTTGTTGAAGAACTCTTTGGTTTAATTTTTGCAGATCTTCTTCTGTAATTATTACCATTTAGTTTAAAGTAATTTTAAGAAATGGAAGTAAAGGTGGAATTACCCCAACCAATCTCAAAAGTCCCTCAGCAAATAAAGCAAGAACCACCCAACCAACGCACATGCTAATGATAGAAGCATTACGGTTGTGTCGTCGTATTGCTGCATCAATCATCTCCTGTACTTCTGTACGTGTTACCAATTCATCTTGAGGTTCCATCAATTTTCATCTCCAAGAAACTTTGCTAATGGGTCTCTTCGGGTTTTTACAATTTCAACTGCTCTTTTATAGAACATATTATTAGTGTTCCCAGAGGCTTCAAAAGTCTCCTTGATCTTCACCCAGTTAAGGTAGGTGTGCTGATCCATGAGTTTCTAGGTTGAATACTACTAGTTATACTAGTAAGTAGTTTCAACCTGTCAAGTTTGTGTTGATACAAAAACACACATTAAAACAATCTAAACTTTTGTAATAATTGTTAAATTATCTAAGTTGTGGTCCATGAATCCATGCAACTAAACAATACCTAACTCCCTTAGTAAGATGTGTTACTTTGTGTGGAGTTTTGGAATCAAAAACCATACCACATCCAATTTTCCGATTTAGATTACGGTAAATGCGGGATTGATCACATAATATTAAATCACATCCTTCATATTCAAATCCATCAGATAATTGAATAGAAAGACTTAATTTTCTATCAGCATCTGGATTTTGAGATAGACCATAATCACAGTGCCAATTATAATTACCACCAATATTATACTTAACAAATTGTATTTCTACACTATCAATTAAATCATATTTAAAATATTTACTGTTAATTTCATTAAATATTCCAGAAACAATTTTATAAATCTTAGGATGTTGCTCCTTTGAAGGAAATTCTAACTCACAATGTCTATAAGAGAGTTTATCTGCAACATCAAACTCCTCATGATAAAATTTTTTTATTGATTTAATATAATTTAATAAATACTGAACATGCTTATTTTTAAGTTTAAATTCATAATAAGAATTAACATATTTTGAATAGTCAAAGGGTTGCCTATCAATATCTAATTCTGATTTGGAATAATTGGTGTTATTTTGAACAAAAATTTGTTGAGATGTTTTTGGTTCAAAATTTATTTCTTTAACTTGTTGCTCTTGCATTTTATAATATATTATCTCTTATTAATTTAGCACTTTTTCCAATCCGTTAAATAAAAATAGATATTAGCATAATAATGAAAGAAGAATTTAATATTATTTTAAAAGATATAGGATATCCAGATAATTCAATAATATATCCTCAAGAAAATAAAAAAAGAAACCAAATAATTTATACGTGCGATTCTGGTTTAATGTCCATTTATACTTACGTAATCCCATATAAAAATAAAAAAAGTTATGTTTACTTGGAATTTTTAGATTCTCAAGAAAAATATTCTTTAGAAAAAACTAAATCTAACATTAAAGAATTATGCGACAACATTCTTTTCAACCAAAAAACTAAATTAGGAGAAGTTGGGTGGGAAGTTGTTTATAACAAACAACCAAATGAATTTACTCTCCATGAAAGAAAAAAAATATTCTTTTCTTTTATGAAAATAGCAAAAAATAATCTAAAAGGATGTTTTAATATTTCACCAAATCCAGGAGACGTTTTATCCGCAAGACCACAAGGTCCAAAAATTAATCAAGGATTCACAGAAGAATCTATTCTACTAGGGAAAAAACAAAGAATATCTTTAGGAAAAAGATTTGGATTCGGTGACGTAAAGACCGATGGATTCCAGTATGCAATTTATAATAATGAATTATCTCTCATACCTTTATAAAAATGTATAAAAAAATTACCTTACAAAGGCCCAATAAATCAGGTATTATTAAAAAATTTTCACCTGAAATTTTAAAGTTTGAACACTTACTTAAAAAAATTGGTTACTATGATAATTCGCCAGTTATAAAAAATATTACAAAATTAGAACATCCTATTTTAGAAAAATATAATAATAAATTTAACATAGAGTTAATTGGATTTATAAAATTCTATCCAAATAAAAAAAGTTATATTTGGAGTTGTTACCAAGAATTATCAAATGACCAAAATATATCAAAAAAAGAAATAACAAAATATATAATTGAGATTTGCAGAGGTATTATTTTCTCAGAAAAAACAAGAATAGCAGAGATAGGATGGAAAATTTTATATTCTCATAATTTATTTACAAAATCAAAAAAGGAATTATCAATATTATATTTAAAAATATTAAAAGATTTAAAGATTATATTAAAGGAAGAATTCTGCGGAATAAGACCAAAACCAGGTGACATTTTGGTAGGTAGACCAAGAGGTTTAAAATTTGGTTTCAATGGAATTGCTGGAAGTGAATATGAAGGTTCTAGACAAAGAGGTCTTTCAACGCAAAAAATATTAAATTTCAGTAAAACAAATATATGGAATGAGCAATATGCCAGGTATGATGAAAATTTAAACTTACATCCTACCTAATTTCAAAATCAAGTTTTTTTACTTTGCGCTGTCTTCTTGCTTCTTGCCAAGCAATATCTTCATTAGTAAGAACACCAGATTTCTTTTTGCCATTATAAGCATTTAGCATAATGACCTGCGATAAGTCAACTGCCGAAATAACTCCGTTTCGTATTGTTGCCATATTGGGGCAACCACATGATACAGTTTTTCCAGAAATACCTTCTAACTCTTTACCACAAGAGCGGCATCTGATTCTTAAATTTTCCATAACATTATAAGTTTTATTTTATTCAGTAAACGATCTTAACATCCAAACAAACTTCCCATGCGCCTCATTTAAATCATCAAGAAGATTGATTGTTCCTCTGGACTTTTGATTTTCTGCTTCTACTGCAGCATCATTAAACATAGAAATCATTTTTTTATGATCTTCCAAGAGATCACGAATCATTTCCATGGAAGTTATATTTGTTTTTGCTTCTCCTACACCAGAAACTTCAAGAACCCTGGATAAAGAACTTACAGGTTTAACACCCAAATATCTCATATGTTCAGAAAGACGATCAATTTCTTCCTGAATTTCTGCATATTGGTCTCCAAACAAATCATGAATTTGTTTGAAATCTTCACCAACAACATGCCAGTGATAAACCCAAGTTTTCTGGAACAGCAAAAAAAGTGATGCTTGCGTATCACTTAAAAGTTTATAAAGGGTTTCCATTATACTTCTTTTTGAAGTATTTATAAAGTGGGCAATCACGGATTCGAACCGTGGACTTTCTGCGTGTAAAGCAGACACTCTAACCGCTGAGTTAATCGCCCAATAAAATTAACCTTGTTTCATAAGGTATTCTACAGTATTTGCTACATCATTCATAGCATCTCGTAGATTTTCTCTTTGACCAGATTCTTGTTTAATGATTGGGCGATGATCATCAGTTAGAGTCCAACGCCACTGTTTCATTTCGGTACAGTACCAAAGATTAATTTTCATTCTTCGAATGCTCAAGTTTAATCCAGTTAATCAGAGCATTCAATTCCATTATCTTTTCTTCAGTAAAATCAAATTTTTTATTGAAGAGATAAAAATTAAGTGCTTCAAGAGCAACTTCTCTATCGCGTTGGGAAATAAGAGACATAAAAATTTTAACTCGTTAATTATAATACAATAAAAAGGGGGTTTTGTCAACCCCCCCCCCCATAACATATCAAAATGCTTTATATATTTCGTCTCTAACAGTAAAAGGGTCATCGCCAGCAACTATGATAACTGCTTCTGCCCCACGACAAGAAATGCCGATTTTTTCATTAGTCAGATTACCAAAAACATTAACATTATTGTTTCGACTAACATTCGTTGCACCAATTTGATACAGTTTAGATTCTGCTCTTTGAATACAACCAAGTTGTCCATATCCAGTTGGAACATATCTCCAGGCAAGGCCAGGAACACCTTGAGCGGCAGCAGGAAGCGCAGATAAAACTACAGCAGAAACAGAAAAAATAATTTTGTTCAACATAATATCTCCTATAAAAAATAAAAAAGGAGGATTTCTCCTCCATATATTATATCAGAATTTAAAGGTCGTCTGAATTACACCACCCCAGTTAGATGAGTTATCAGCAAGACGTTGGTTGTCACTTCCATAGATGATAGCAGGAGTGACACTGATGTTATCAGACACTTGATACTTGTAGAAAATCTCAAGCATTGTTGCCTTCTCAAGGTTTTCACCAGTAGGTGCTTGACCAATAGCAACACCAGCAGAATTACCACCAACAAATACATCTTCCCACTGAAGACCAGCAAACCAGGACTGACTATCAGTAGCATCGCTAGCAGTTCCACTAACAGTGTTCCAACCATAACCAGCAGAGATAGAAGGAACAATACCTGCTTTCTTAGGTTGCCAGTAAGCATTCAGTGCATAACCATTTGAGGTCTGACCAGGAACCAGAGTACCAGAAGCACCATTCAAACCATTATAAGTGCGAACACGAGTGCCTTCAGTGCCATAACGATAACCAAATGCAGCACCCCAGTTTGTACCACGATAACCGATTTGTGCAAGAGTATTCAGAGCACCAGTCTCATCAAACACTCCAGTCTCACTATCATTACCACTTTGGGCAACATAGTTTACACCAGCAACCAGACCTTTATTACCATATTGAGCACCGAAACCCGCACCAGTTGCCTTATTATAGACACCAGGAGTACCAGCAACAGCAAAGAAATCAAGAATACCAGACTTATAGGCAGAGGGCATCCAGGCAATTTCGGTGTTACGAACTGCAGCACCAGCAGTCAGAGTTGCTTTGTTATTGAAAGCAGGGAACTGATAGAACAGACGGTCAATAACTACGTTGTTACCAACTTCACTGGTGGTGTTGTCTGCCTTGTCCAGTTTGAACAGGGAAGAGCTGGAACCAAAAGGATTGCTGCTGAAGTTAGAAGAACGCAGACGAGTGCGAAGCAGATCCTTACCAGTGAATGAAGTATCAAGGTTCAGACGCAGATCATAATTAAATGCTGCGTGAGTTACAGTACCGTCTTTGGATTGATAACCATCGACATTACCGAGTACAAAGTTTGCTTCACCACGCAGTTTAGTAGTGGTGGAGAACTGGGTTGCCTCAAGTTCGCCAACTTGTGCTTCCAGTTTAGCAACGCTACCTTGAATAGTAGTCAGTTCATTACGGAACTCATCAGCAAGACGCTTGAGTTCATCAGTATTTTCAGTTACACGGTCAAGGCAAGCATTCAGAAGTGCTGCCGCCTCATAACGGGTCATGGCACGACTACCACCAAAGGTGCCGTTTGCATAACCAGCAACGCATCCATAACGCTCTACGAGGTTGCTGAGTGCTTGGTATGCCCAATCAGTAGGTTGCACATCGGAAAGTTGTGAAACGCTTGTAACTTGCTCTGTGGAATATTGGTTGACTGCTGCCATATTAAGATCTGCGGCATTTGCAGCAACAGGAGCAACCATACCCAGAGCAACGGGCGCAAGCATCAGTTGTTTGAGTTTCATAAAATTGTTTTATATACTATAGGACAATATGAAGATTTACATCAAAGCAAATCTTCGTTATTTAGGGGATCTTAAGCAAACCTTAAGATTGGGTAGTATCTTAGATCACTTTCAGTCTTTTGTCAACTAAGATTTGGTTAAGAAGCGGAGTATCGGATTCGAACCGACGACATCTAACTTGGAAGGATAGCGTTCTACCACTGAACTAACTCCGCAATGTGAGAGTGGAAGGTTTCGCATCCTTCTACCGTATCCCTTGTCGGGGTGCCTTACTTTTGGCATCACTCTCAGCACTTCACTTCACACGGAAGTATATATTTTAAAATAATATCCCTATTTTGTCAACCCCTAAAATATTAATGGTTAAAAATATGAATATTAACGGAAGAGACAGGGGTCGAACCTGCAAAGCTTTTACACCCAACCGTTTTCAAGACGGCTTCCTCACCATTCGGATCTCTTCCAGATATTTAAAATAATAAGACATAATGAGTATTATGTCAAGCCCCCGACTGGATTTGAACCAGCGACCAACGGTTTACAAAACCGTTGCTCTACCACTGAGCTACAAGGGCAACTAGCGGGGGTGATCAAGTCCCCGACCTAAGAAAACTTAGGATTTAGTGAGTCGGATATGATGATCCCGACTCTTATGAAAGACCCAGACATTTCCAGACCTTCCAAGATTTATATATTACCTCATCTTCAAATGTTTGTCAAGTTTCCCTTGCTCCCGCATTATTCTTTTCCTTATAGCATTATCACTGCAATTAAATAATCTTCCAGTTCCAGTATATCCGTGTTTTTTAACCAAGGAAATTAATTCATTCAAAGGTGGATAATCTCTTGTTCTAGCAGCAGAAGCACACTTGTTTGAGCAATATTTTTGAGTTGTTAGTTTTTGCGTTCCGCACTGAGGACAATTATCTTTTTCTTTAGGTGTTGCTTTATTAGCATAGTCCCACTCCGCATAACTTTCATCAAATCTAGTAATATTTTCTGGAATATTAGTTACTCCAGCATGAACTTCACGATGACAATTTGAACATAAACAAACACATTTACGAAGTTCGGAGGAAAGTATTTCCCAAGATC